CTGCCCCAGTCGGCCCTGATTGCCCTGAGCCTGGATCGAATAGGTCGGGCTGGGGGCCGGCGCGCTGCCGCTGCCGCCCCAATTGAGAGACGGCATGGAGGGCTTGGGGGCCGGGATCACCGTATTGATCAGCATCGAACCGGCCAGGGCGATACCAGCAGTGGCCATGGCGGCGGCACTGCCGGCGGCGGTATAGCCCATGGCCACCGCCGCCATGGGGCCCAGATAGATGGCGGCCACCATCACCGCGATGGTCAGCACGATCCGCATGGGGTTCTTGCCGCCCCCACCACCGCCCCCGCCGCCCTGGGGCCAGCGAATGACGGTGACGACCTCGCCATCGCCGATGGCCCGGACGGCATAGATGCCGACCGGCACCGTCATGCCGCCGATCAGGATTTCCGGGCCATCGGACCAGCAATCCTCCACAATGCCGCAGCCCTGTAACAGACCGCCCAGCGTGATCCCGGCTTCCACCGCATGAACCGAGCGGCTGGCCACCGGCTCGAACGGATTGGTGACGATGACGATGGAGGCGGTCATCACCGGTCACCGCCAGCTTCGCTGGCAGACTCAATAATTGCGGGCCTGCGCCCGCAGGTGAACCGGTAGAAGCCTTCGATGGCCCAACCGTTGAGCTTGAGTGCGTCCGAACGCTGGAACACCACCCCGGCGCCCTCGGCGCAATGCAGGACGCCGCCGCCATCCACGTCGAGCCAGATTCCCACATGGATGGGATGGCGGGACCGGCGCAGCAGGACGCAATCGCCCTCCGCAGGCGGGTCAACCTTGGCCCAGCGTTGCCGCTCGGGGTGGTCGCGGAAGGTCCGGCCCATGATCAGCATGTCTTCGGGATTGCTGATCTCGGGCAGCAGGCGGCCAAAATGTTCGGCCTGGACCATGCGGACGAATTCCCAGCAATTGAACGAGTCCGGCCCGCTGCCGTGGACGGACCACGGCAGGCCGATCAAGGCGATTGCCCAGTGCATGATGAGCAGGCCGATCAAGGCGATTGCCCAGTGCATGATGACCTCGAAAGGAATGGAGGTTTGGAGGCGAGCCTCCGAGCGGGTGCGGGCGGCAGCCCGCTACGTCATCACCGCGCCAGACCGGGAAAGCGCCGGGCGGTATAGGTGATGGACGGGAAGGACTTGTTGCCGGCGTCCAGCATGCGGGCGCGGCCCGTGACCCTCATCGTGTCGGCCTCGACATCGGTCAGGGTCATGGTGATGGGCGGGTCCATATGGGGGCCGTTGAGATCGGTGGAGAGAAAGGGCCGCCAGGTGATCTCGATCACCTGCTGGCTGATGGCGGCCCCTTCCAGGGCGTCGGTGATGTCGCTGCCGACATTGTCGAGGGTGACGGTGATTTCCGGCACCGGAGCGGTATCCACCGGCGGCGGCGAGAACTCGAACGCCAGCGCAGCGAAGGTCACCCGCTTGCCGCCGTCACGGGGAGCACCGGCCTCCAGCCGGGCGGTGAGATCGGCATGGTCGCGCACCACCCGGATCGGTGTGGTGAAACTGGGATGCCAGATTTCCAACGTATCGAGAACCACCGTTCCGGCCGGAGCCGATGCAAACGCCTCCTTCAGCGCCTGCGACAATGCCGGATCAGGCATTGTCCGCGTCCGGCGACACCCCGCAACGGGGGCTGGGGAACGGACACAGCGTCCTGGTCTCCAGCAGCATGCGGATCTGATGGACGACCTCGCTCAGACCCTCGACCGCCGAGCGCAGGGCCTCGGTCTGGCGGGCCTGTTCCTCGACCACATGGGCGAAGGCTTCGACGGGGACACCGGATGCATCCGGCGCCCCCTGCTTCCTCGACCATGCCCAGGCAATGATGGCGATGATGATCACCGTGGCGGCGATGGCGGCGATCTGGACCATGGGAGCGGCTTGCCCCCAGGCGCCCACATACTGGGTGGCGACGCCCGCCCAGATTTCCGGGGATTGTTCGGTCATGGCATTGAATTCCGGGTCGGTGGAAGGGGTTACCAGGAAAAGGCCAGGATCTCTTCCTGGGAGGTGAGTTTGGCGATGGCGGCTTCGGCCCCGTTGCTCGCCAGCCGAATGACCTCGCGCTCGGCATAGACCTCCTGGAGGGTCTTGGTGCCGTTCAGGGCATCCCGTTCACGGGCGCGTTCGACCTTCCAGTCGAGAGTGGCGATGCGCTGCGCCGCTTCGGCTTTGACCCGGCGAACCAGGGCGGTTCTGGCCGCCTGGAGTTCCTCGGCCTGCCGCTCGACGACGCGCTCGGCATCAAGCCTGCGGACCTCATCGTCGGTGACGCCGTCATAGCGGTCGATGACCTCGCCATCGACGAGATGGAACCGGTGACCCAGGGTCGAGTCCACCGGCAGGTCGTGGTCGCCCTCGGGACCGATGACGCCCCAGTCATTGCCGTGGGGGAAGCTGATTTTGCCAGCCATGATCAGATGCCTCCGATAATCGGAACGATGTAGGGGTAATTGGTCGAGTGATAGGCGCTGTCGAAGATGTAGACGTTGAAGCCCGGCACCTTGGAACTCATGTCGCCCTTGTCGGCGATGGCCTGAAACACCGTCCGGGTGTCGATGTGCGACATGTAGATGCCGTAGCCGCTGTCGGAATTCGGGCTGTAGGAGATCATGAAGTCGCTGTCGCGGATGGGCGCGAACGACCGCCCATAGCTGGAATCCTGATATTGCAGGAAGGCGTATTTCCCGTCCGACACCCGGATCAGGAACACCTCGGCCCCGGCCCCATAGTAGTAATAGGGCTGGTAGCAGATGACGTATTTGCCGTCGTTGGAGATCTGGAAGCGGATACCGTTGCGGTCGGCGGATTCCATGCCGTAAGTCGTGGTCGTGCTCAGGGTGTGGGTGGCTTCCTTGGTGTAGCCCCCGCTGCCGTTCGGCGTGAAGCGGTCCAGCATGCAGTAATTGCTGGGCTCCATCCGCACGATGATGATCTTGCCGTCATCGCAGGGAATGACGATGCCGCGATAGAGGCTCTCGGCATACCCCGCCGAATTGGCCGTCCAGTCGTAGAAGATGTGCTTGGTCTCATCGAGATTGTTGAACCAGGCGCGGCGGTTGCTGGCGGAAATGTCGAACGGTGGGACGTTGGAATAGACGTGCAGCCGCATGGAGGTGCCGCCGTTCTTATTCTCATTGATGACCAGCGTGCCGGTTTTCTCGTTGTAGCCGATCATCCCGTACTTGTTGTACGTCCCGAAATTGTTCTGGGCGTAGAACTTGGTATTGGTCCAGGCCAGATGCCAACCCTCGGTGCCGGCCAGGCGGCCAGGCGCGATGGCCCGCGGCGCCACGCCTGCGTACTGGTTCTCCATGAACAGGGCGAGGTTCTTGTTGGTCTTGTTGTTGACCCAGACACCAACATTGCGGAGTGCCGTCGCCGAATAGGGGCTGGCACGCCCGATCATCGAACCGTCGGGGCCGATAGCCAGCGCCAGGTGGCCCAGATGGCCACATCGGGCGGTGCCGTCGCCGTAATTGGTGTCGGTCGAGGAGATATTGGAATCCGTGCGACCGTAGGTATACCAGTTGTTGAAGAATTCGGTCCCTAAGCTGCTGGTGCTGCCCTGCATGTAGCCACTGTCGTTGTAATGCTGGCGGCACAGCTCCTGGAGATAGTGGTTGTAGACCACCGTGCCCCAGGGGGCCGAGCTGCTCATGGTGACCACGGCGAAGGCCGGGCGCTTCCAGGGATCGAGCAGATCGCTGTCAATACGGCGCTGGTACTGCTTCAGCGCATTGAACGTCAGGATATCCATCGTCAAACCTCCGTAATGGCGGCAATCTGCCCGTCGGGCGTATAGGTGAAACTGTAGGCGCGGGTGTAGGTGATGCCGCCGAGGGTCAGTTTCTCGGCATAGCCCGCCATGGTTCCGTCGTCGTTGTAGGTGATGCCGTTGATCAGACGCGGGCCCTGGCGGATCGAAGCCGCCCTTCCGGCAACGTCGTAGACGACGTCGCCCGCGACGATGCCCCCCGTGAACAAGGCGGCGTTGGCGGCACTGACCGAATATCCGGCATTGGTTCCGAGGTAATTGGCGAGATTGACCTGGAACTCGGCCATCTGATTGTTGATGCGGGTTTCGATCCCGTTGGAGAAGGTCTCGATCTTGGCAAGGGCGGCGTTGAGACCGGCGATCACCGTGCCGTTGATGAAGCNGGTGGCCGTGGCCAGCCAGAGCGTGTTGATGTGATCCTTCAGNNCCTGGGCGATGGCATTGAGCCGGGTCGGGATNTCGCGGGCCTTGGAATTGCTGAAGATGCCGACATTGTCGGAGAACGCCACGAAGGGAGCNGCNTTGGGGATCGGGGGGATGGTCAGGGGCATGGGATCAGGTCTCCGCGTAGAAGGTTTCNAGGACNCNNTCGCCGAANGATTCCAGGNTGCGCTCGCCGACCACCACGGCCCCGGTAACATCCATGTTCCGTTCATCGCGATTGAGCAGCATCCACCGCTCCTCCCCGCCATGGGGGATGTCGCCCAGCCTGGAAGCCCGAGTGAGCATGAGGATGTCCTCGCCGCTTAAGTCCGGGGCGTAAAGCCCGGCGGCCTTGGCCGCCACCTTGCGCAGCAGGGCGTCGTAGGCATCGGTGTCCTGGATGGTCTCGATCAGTTCGATGGCCTTCACCATCAGCGCGAAATCGTCCATCCGCAGGTTGGGATCGTCGAGCTTGGCCGAGATGGTGGCGAAGGCGTTGTCCTGAGCGGATTTGACCGTCAAGTAATGGGCAAGGGTGGTCATGGGCCTTCCCTTCAGAACAGCTCGATGCCGAGCGTCCGGTAGTCCGAGCCCCTGCGGGCGGAAACGATCAGGGTTTGCAGATCGAGCCCGGTTGCTTCGGCGACGATGGTTGCCGCCGCCTCAGCGGCCACAGCGAAGCTCTCGGCCTGTCCGGCCCAGAAGGCGCCGTCGGTTTCGGCCTGGGCTGCGACCGTGGCGGAATTGGCAGAGGCGGTTTCCGATGCACGGGCCTGGGCCGCCGACGCGGTGGCGCTGGCCTCGGCATGGACCGCCAAGGCCGAGGAGGCCGCCGTCTGCTGTTCCGACAGGGCCGCCGCCTCCGCGCTCGCCTGGGCGGCGGCTTCGCTGTTGCCGGCCACGACCGAAGAAGTGTTGGCCGCCGCTGCCGAGGCGGTCGCATCGATTGCCGCCTGGGAGGCGACGGCTTTCGCCGCCACCGTGGCTGTCCGGGCCTGTTCCGCCTGGACGGCGGCGTTTTCCGAGGCTTGCCGGGATGCCTGTGCCGCGACCGCGCTGGCATTGGCCGCAGCGGCATTGCCGGACGCGGCTGAAGCACTGGCGGCGGCATGCGTTTCCGACGATCTGGCTGCCTGGGCATTTGCCGCGATGGCCGCCTCGCTCGTCTCCGCCGTATCGGCGCTGTGAACGGCAAGCGCCGCGCTGGCCGCTGCCGCTGCAACTTTCTGGTCCAGGGTTTCCAGACCGGATTGAAGCTGGGTATCGATATCGGCGATGGCCTTGGCCACCGTCTTGACCGGCCCACCCTCGGTGACGACCTGGGACTCGGTCCCGCCGGCAGGGCCATGCACCACCTTGTGCAGCAGGGTACTGTCCGCGGTCACCTTGGCGACGGCAGCAGCGAGATCTGTTTGCAGGGTCATGAACGATCACCAGCGAATGCTGACGGGCAAGCCGACATGCAGGGTGGAATGGAGGGTCTGGATGTTGGCAAAGAGAACGACCACGTCCTCGGCCAGCAGGATGTCCAACGCCCCCGCGTCGAGCATGGGGCGCTCACGAACTTCCAACACCGAGGTGACGATCCAAGCCCCGCCTCGACTGGGCACCGCCTTGTAGGGGG